CTGCAATGGGAAGTGGGTGGATAAGATGGTAAAGAAGTTCGGCCCTAACGCCACAGTCGGTTCTGTGTTCGTCCAAAACGAGCAAAAGAATGCAAGACTAATGTCCAAGCTGGACAAGCGGGCCGACTCTGCCCGTGAAAGTGTATGGACTGTGCAGAACGGGACCGTCGATCAGGTCAACAAGAAGCAATTCAAGAAGGGCTGGAAGTACCTGAAGAAGACTGGTCTTACCAATGTCCTGTCTAAGTTCGGCATTCAAGATAATGTCATGAAGATGGCCAAGAAGGGTGGCTACGGTAAAGCAACCAACAACACAGCCACAGCCTTCAAGCAGGGCATGGACTTCTTCAAAGATCTCGGTACTAAGCAGCAGGAGTCCTGGCAGTCTACTCTTGATGCCCGCTCTGAAGCCCGTCAGGCCACCTATGGTGACTACGACTACAAGGGCTACAACTTTGCCCAGTACTTCAACGAGAATGCGCTGGATAAGCTGCGCATCAAGGATGATTACTACAAGCCTGGCTCATCTGAAGCCAATGCTTGGCAGATTCCCCAAGGCCAGGAGCAGTATCAAGCTGACTTCGGTCCCTCATACACAGAACAGATCGCTACAGCTAACAAGGTGAATTCTAACCTACAAGGTGGTGGTGCTCTGGATTCTGGAGAGAAAGTAGGCGGCTGGAATCTCGGTACAGCTCAATACGGAACCACCCCTAACACTGGTGGTACTTCTACCGCCGCTGCTGGCGGTGGAGGCGCTGCATCCGGTGGAGGTGGTGGCGGTGGTAGTTCTTCCTAAACTAAAACTCTAAAAACAAATGAACTCAGTCAACCACACTGGTGCGGCTGGGGAACTTCTTGTAGCAACATACTTCCTGAATCAGGGTCTAGAGGTATTCCGTAACTTGGCATCCTCTGGCCCTGTCGATTTGTTTGTCTACAACAAGGATACCCAGAAAGGCATTCCAGTCGATGTAAAGTCCGTACGAACCCCTTATGTAAGGGCAGACGGCACCCATTCACTGTCTAAAGGGCCTGAACTTCGAGATGATGGGGTCTGGCAAATTGCATACGTACACGGAGAGGCCGCTCCGAGGCTCCCTGAGGGCTTTTGGGAGGCTCTTGGCTATGAGGAGACCTAAATGCCATCAAAACACCGTACAGAGGCACAGAGCGGCCTCGTAGAGCAGAAGCTTAAAGGGGACTTTAAGCTATTCCTCCGTGCCGTATGGCATGAGCTGGGACTGCCAGCACCTACCCGCGCTCAGGACTGCATAGCAGACTATCTACAGAATGGACCAAAACGCTTACAAGTACAGGCCTTTAGGGGAATTGGAAAATCCTATGTTACGGCTGCCTACGTACTCTGGGAACTATACAGAGACCCAGACAAGAAAATTATATGCCTTTCCGCTTCTAAAGATCGGGCTGACTCAAACAGCATCTTCCTCCAGAAGCTTGTCATGCAGATTGACTGGCTCGCGCATATGCGGCCTAAAGGCGATCAGCACCGCTGGTCTCGTGTCAACTTTGACATTGGCGGTTGTGTTCCTACTCAATCCCCTTCGGTCAAGTCAGTCGGTATTACAGGTAACTTCACCGGATCCCGTGCCGACATCATCCTCTATGACGACGTTGAAGTCCCCAACAACTCTGCCACAGACATGCAGAGAGAGAAGCTGCTTCAACTTGTTACTGAAGCTGAATCAGTTCTCATTCCTAAGCCCACATCCCGTATTATCTATCTAGGTACACCTCAGACAACCTTTACATGCTATCGGAAGCTCGCTGAGCGTGGCTACAAGCCCTTTGTTTGGCCTGCTAGGTATCCCAGTGACCCAAGCCTCTATGAAGGCACCCTGGCGCCCCAGCTGGAGGAGGATCTCGCAAAAGGGGCTAAAGCGGGTACTCCAACAGATACACGCTTTGGGGAAGAGGAACTAACAGAGCGTGAAGCCCACATGGGCCGCTCTAACTTTGAACTCCAGTTCCAACTCAACACTACACTATCTGATGCTGAGAAATTCCCTCTCCGGTTTTCTGACTTCATTTGCACTCCTCTGTCTGACACCTGTGCTGAGCGTTACGCTTGGAGCAGTGACCTTCGTTACGTACACAAGGAGCTGCCT